AGAACAGCACAAAACATATTGGCGAATAGGTCAGTGGATAACTACAGGATTTTTATGGTTCACGTGGTTGTCACACGATATGGCTAACATAGCTGTATTTCTTCCACGCACATTAGACATACCATTAATGCTTATGATCAGCATAGTGTTTGTTGCGGGACTAGCATTCATGTTTCGTGAGGGCGGTGGCAAGATACAGCAGATTGTGGTAGAGAAGCACAACACACGATATGTCCGTAGTGCCACTATTATCGATTTTGTGTATTGGATGATCTTGTTTTACTTCAAAGAGTTGAATGATATTCCGATGAGTACTACATGGGTATTTGTAGGCTTGTTAGCAGGACGTGAATTAGCTATGGCATCATACACTGGCAAAGAAAAGTTTAAGACAGTGTTCCCTTTGATAGGTAAGGACTTCTTGAAGATGATGGTAGGATTAGGTGCTTCACTCGGCATCGTATTACTCATACATTACGTACTAGTACCAGGAGGATATTAATGATCGAGAAGATCAGAAAGTACTTGACAGAAAATCGCACACGTGCTATTATGATACTCACATTCACGTTCTTTCTAGTGAAAGGTTTAGCTTGGATAGCATTGTTGTTTATAAGTTACAACTATATGACATAATAGACAAATAAGTGCTTGACATAAGCATGTCTATAGTGTATTATAGATAAATAAGACATAGGTTGATGAAGTTATCAATCTAAAATTGATTCGATGAAGCAGATTGATACTGAACAGGACTCGGGTTCGAATCCCGACAGCTCCACCAAAAGCATACTGAATAGGGCTAGTATGTTTTTGATGGGGCTGAACTGGGAATCGACTGGCAGGGTAGAAAAGTGGAGAATCCGGGTACGAGCTCCGTTAACGCAAGAAACTAAAGTAAACGCAAACGATAATTTTGCTCCTGTAGACTACGCCCTAGCGGCATAGTTGTACGGGGTTCGCCAGTACCTGTCAACAGAAACTGGCACTTTTAAAGTTAAACGAAACAATAGAGAAAGAACCTATATGAAACTAGTATCCCTCACCGCAGCCGCTATGATGACTGCAAACACTGCATTCGCAGTAGACCTAAGCCCGACACTTGCACTTGACAACACAGTCGAAACATGGTATAATACAGACAGTCAAACATGGACGTCTACATACGAAATCGAAGCAACGTACAATCCAAGTGCATTGCCTAAAGTAGATTTTTATGCTGAGATGCATGAACTGAATCTGCGTGACGTAAAGTACACAGGAGTTGAGTTTGGCATGAACTATGATCTTGATGCAGTGTCTATCGTTGATACAACATTGACAGCAAAAGTTTCATATGATGATAAGTGGAATCGAGGCGATATCGCTATCGGTGCCGCATTTAAATTCTAGAAGAATAGGGAATATTCTAAAAGAGTAGGCTTGGTGCACCTCAACGCACCAACTTAATATTAATGTAACATAACATGGTGAATAAATTATGACAGGAATTATACTACCCTCAAGCGATGTAGATAAAAAGCGCATCAAAGACTGTATGGACGAAATCAGTAACTCGTACCTTCGACAAGAAGCGGAACGTGATTTTGTCAAAGAAGCAATCATCTCCTTAGAAGACGATGTTGGTATTCCAAAAAAATATCTAGGTAAAATGGCTCGTATCTACCACAAACAGAATATGAGTGAATTAGTGTCCGAAATTGAGGAGATAGAAGCACTACTAGAAAGTGTCAAATAACACTTGACAGGAGCCCATTTCGATGCTATAATACATGTATCGGAATAAAAAGAGAAGATACATTATGACCATTATAAAAACTTTTTACAAAGAAGGTGATCAAGCTCCTAGAGCAGAAGTCATCGAAGTAAATGGAGTCTACTCAGTAGAGTATTATATGGGTGGAGTTGAGCCTGTCAAGACTGAAGTCTTTGCAGGGAAAAGTCAATTGTACGCTGAAGATGCGGCTGAGAACTGGGCTCTTGGTATTAAAACACTTAACGGATAGGGAGGATATGAAAATTTCAGAACAGAAACAAGAGATTGAAATCTTGAACAAACTAAATTCTCAACGTATTATGACTGAGATTTCTAAACATATCGCCGCTGGTGTACCATACATCGATGCCGTTATTGATTACGCTGATAGAAATCAGTTAGAAGTTGAAGTTATCGGAGAGATAATTCGAAGATCACCAGTTCTAAAAGCTGAGATATATAAGGAAGCTGAAGAACTTAACATGGTCGAAAGACTCGTACGGCTACCAGTATGACCAACTCATCGTCACAGTATTCAACAAGGGATGCTTTTGATCTCTACAGTTACTACATGGCGATGAGAAAGCATTTTACCACATCTTACGATTTTGTTAAGTATGGTGGAAAGATGCGGTTAAGTGTTGATAGCTTTGAGAACAGAAGAGATAAGTTTTTCTTCTATAAACTATCTAAGCGTAAGGACTCGAAAAACTTTGTGTTAGCAAATTTGATCGTAAACCCTGACATTTGGATAGGCAACTTAGTAGATAGTGAAGATGCAGATACTAACTATACTGAGTGGCAAAAACGGCAACAGTCCTTGTCATACATATTCAAGAATGATCTTGATGAGATGTACGAAGACTTTAACCAAAACTTCATTGTAGAGAATGGACAGTATCCTCGTATACTTAAGCTCTTCAACATGAGGCAACTATGCATCGAAACTCTAGTCATCTTAGATGATCTGACAGGATGCTTCAAGTACTGGGATAAAGCTATCAATGATACCATAGTTTACCCGAGTATAAATAAGACAGTTAAGAAATATAAGCCATTTTTATCTTACGATAAGTCGAAAATGCGTAAAATATGTCTTGACAAATACAACGCAATATAGTACAATACTAGCTGTATACAACGTAATACAAATCGTAATACAACGTAACATAAACCGTAAATATATAGGAATACAATTATGACAACATCATTCTCAGCCTTAAAGAAGGCTCGCACTTCATCTTTCGATAAACTGAATTCTCAGTTACAGAAGATGGGATCACCCAATAACAACAAAGGCGATGACCGCTTCTGGAAACCAGAAGTAGATAAAGCCGGCAATGGTTATGCAGTGATTCGTTTTTTACCAGCACCGTCAGGTGAAGATATGCCCTTTGTTCGTGCATGGGACCATGGCTTTCAAGGACCCGGTGGTTGGTACATCGAAAACTCTCTTACAACTTTAGGTCAAGATGATCCAGTCTCAGAGTATAACTCTAAGCTGTGGAATTCTGGTCATGATGAAGATAAAGAAACTGCTCGTAAGCAGAAGCGCAGGTTGTCGTACACTGCGAACATCTACATCGTACAAGATAGCGCAAACCCTTCTCGTGAAGGTCAAGTCTATCTGTATAAATTTGGTAAGAAAATCTTTGACAAACTGAACGATGCTATGAATCCTCAGTTTGCTGATGAAGATCCGATTAACCCATTTGACTTCTGGGAAGGCGCTGACTTCAAACTTAAAATTCGTCAAGTAGAGGGCTATCGTAACTACGATAAGTCTGAGTTCTCTTCAACTGCACAGTTGAGTGATTCATCTGGTACAGCAATATCAGAAGATGCTTTAGAAGAAGTTTGGGGCAAAGAGCATTCCCTGTCCGATATTGTCGACCCTAAAAACTTCAAGTCTTACAATGAACTGAAAGCTAAATTGTATAAGGTTCTAGGACTTGATGGCAGTAAACACGCACCCAGCTCAACTGCCGAGGACGACAATACGGCGATGGATTTCACTCCTAAGTTTAAAGAGCAACCTGCTCCGGTAACTGTTGCGAGTCCATCACCGACTATGCAGACGGCAGACGATAGTTCTGATGCTGATGATTCACTTGATTTTTTCAAGAGTCTAGCTGAAGAGTAATCTCTACTAGCATAGGGGAGAAGGGGGTGCTTAATCGCATCCCCTTTTTTTTAATTAGAAAAGCCGCCTTGGCTTGTTGCTAGACTGCCTGGCTTGAGAACGTTGTTTATTACATCGGTTTTATTACCGCCATTGTATACATCGCCAGCTTTGTTAATTATTGTTGTGGGACCAACAGCTATGTTAGAAGCTTTATTTACAGTTGCGTCTTCATTTGCGGCTGAAGGGACTGAACCTCTAGCATCTAATCCCATAATATCTCTTAGTTTAAATATGTTTTGTCTTGCGGCTTCATAATCAATCTCGGGTGAAGCTAGTCCTTTAATCTCTTTGCCCCATAGATACCCACCAGGAGATCCCATTACTGCACCTTCAATGATAGGTACTGCTTCTAATAGATCATCAGCAAAAGATTTTATATCAAATTTCCCACCGTCAAAGGTGATCGATTGAAACTTGTTTAAGTTATCAGCGATTGATCCTATTGCTGTAGCTCCTTTAGTCAACTGATCAGCATTATCTGCGATTTCTTTTATTTTTGTTATAGGGCTTTTATCACCACTTAAGAAGTTAAGTATGCTAGAGCCAACACCTACGAAAGATGCTCCAAATTCACCACCAGAAAACTTTAACAAGCCTTTTGAGATGTTACCCATTGCGGTGTTGAACATGGCACCGTCGTTTTTATTGGTAGACGTAATACCTAATAGAGTATCTACTTCAGATTTAATTCTGTCTGCAAATGGCTCAGTTCCAGTGAACTTAGATAGTATTCCCTGAAATGCAGTCGCACCACCTTCTACACCTTTGCCTAAAGCAAATGCGGCAAGACCTAGACTCAAACCACCCATAGTTGTAACAAAGCCGGCAGTATCACTACCCACTCCTTTTAAACTTGCTATTGATAGTAGAGTTTTTACCTCAGTCTTAACTCGTTCTGCCCAGCCAGCTTGATCAGTAAAGTATGATAATCCCTCTTGTCCTACCTCTGCCGTTCCTTCTAGACCTTTGCCTAGAGCAAAAGCGGCTAAACCAGCTGATAGTCCAAACATTGTACGAAGGAACGATCCAGTTCCTGCCCAAGACGCATTTTTTAAATCTGGTATTTCGAGTAGCTTCTCGACATTATCCTTAATGTCACTAGCCCACAAAGTCTTTGAGAATGTGCCTACAGCCGCACCAGCAGCCGCACCAGGTAAGAATGCTATGAGTCCTAAACTTAACCCACCCATAGTTCCCGCAAAGTCTGCAATATCACCAGCAGAAGTTGACTGTACATCTGTACCTAGTAGTGTTTCTACGTTGGCGCTAGTGTTAGTTGCCCAAGTAGTACTATCTGCAAATTTAGAAAGAATAGCGGCACCTGGAGCAAATGCTGCCAAGCCTGCGCCCATAGCTAACATAGTAGCAGAAAACCCTGCAACGTTT